CCATTGCGTCTTTAAAGACTTTGCTATTAAAGGTTATGCTTCGGGGTCAAGGTCTAACCTTAGAGCTATTTTTGACGATGGCGACGACAACACTTTTGATAATCTTTACGTCCACGATTTCTAAAGGTTAGGTGTTTATGGGGGTAAACGGAAGGGGAATTAGGCAAGGGATATTGGAAGAAGGCGAGAAGATAAGACAAGCAAAACCAGGAAGGATTTGTAAACACAAAGGTTGTAACACAGTGCTAAGTATTTATAACCATAGTAAGTATTGTTTCGTACACCGACCAAGATTTGCCAAATTGAGCGCAGGGCATATTACAAAATGAAAAAGCTTAGGGGGTTTTCAAATGAAACGATTGACGAACTTGACGGTCTTTGGGCTAAAGCGGTTAGGGCGAGGGCTAATAACCGTTGTGAAAGGTGCGGTAAAAGGCGTTATCTTAATACCCACCATTATATTAGTAGGCGTTTTTACTCTATTAGGTGGGATATTGACAATGGGATTTGCCTTTGCTCTGGGTGTCACCTTATGGCTCACCACAACTCTATTGAGTTTGGTTTCTGGGTTATCAGCAAAAAAGGTAAAGCTTGGTTTGAAAGACTATCCTACAAGAAGGGATACAAAAGGCGTCTTGACTCAAAATTGCTCACGTTTGAATTAATAACTGCCAGAAGGCACTAAACCCAAAAGGTTTATATTGAGAAATTGTATTAGACCAGAACTCGGTTTACACATCTTAAACGAAAGTAAAAAGGGGCAGATAGAATTGTTTAAGTAAGGGGGTGATTAGATGAACGCTATAACAGGAATTATATGCTTTGCATTAGCAGGAATTTTAAAAGGAGGTCTATGATGAAATGTCCATTATGCAAATCTGAAGTTAAAACCGAACTCAAGCCAAGCGAGGAGTGTGAGTGTAAGAGCAGTCATCTATCTGTTCCTGGCGATATATCAACAGCGAGGTGTGTTTATTGTGGTAAACCACCCGTCAAGCCACAGGCAGAATTGCCTCCTAAAGATGTTTTGTGGGATGGTTGGTTTGTATGTCCTGATTGTGGAATAAAATATAAAGGAGAACACTATTGCAGAGTCAGCCCACCACAATACTGCACCTGTAAAGACCCTGATGTAATAACCGCAAGACAAGATGAGCATAAAGAATATTGTAAGGAGTGCGGGAAGGAAGTTAAGAGGGGAGAGATAGAGGAGTTGGAAATAAAATGGTTTCCTAACGATACTAGAGCATTATTGAATTATGCAGTTAGTAAGTTTAACGAACTTATCCGCCTACTAAAAAGAAAGGAGTTGATATGAAAGTAAAATCAATTAACGGAGAAAGTATATGAGCATTAAAGCATTAGAAACTGCGGGGAGTAATAGTAGGAATAATCGTTTGTATATTTGTTATGAGAATAATAATCTTTGCTATTGATAAATTTTGGGAAATATAGGAGATGTGTATGAAACTTAAAAGCTGTCCGTTTTGCGGGAGTGAAGCAGACTTATCTGAATTTTCTAAAGATGCGTGGGCAATCATATGTTCAAATGAAAAATGTTTACTTTTTAATATTGACATTTGGTTTGATACAAAAGAACAAGCAATCACCGCTTGGAACACAAGAGGCAAAGTGAGCGAGGAAAAAATAAGAGATTTATTAGAAGATAAATTTGGATTAGCAGAAGGTGTTGAGTTTGATGTGAATGATGAAACAAGAAATGTTTATTTTATAGATTTAGCCCAAGCCATAAAAGAAGCAATAAATGAGGGGGGAGTAATAGCCGACGGAACTCAAGGAATGAGGAGGGGGTGAGATATGAAAAAGATTAAGCCATTAGGCAACTGGGTAGTAGTTAAACGCATTAGCAGTGAAGAAGAAAGCGGCATAGTGATACCAGGAACAGCGCAAGAGAGCCGAGCAACTTCAAAGGTAGTAGCCGTAGGTGAAGAAGTCACCAGAGTAAAAGGCGGTGAAAGCATAGTAGCAATTGCACAGCATATAGTTAAGTTTCAAAACACGCCAGACGTAGACGAAAACTACTTTATGATTAAGGACTGCGATATTATTGGTGTGTTAGAAGAAGGAGAAATGAAATAATGGTAACACTAGGGGATTATGTAAAAGATACTGTTTCAGGATTTAAAGGCATTGCCGTTTCTCGACACATTTATTTACAAGGGTGTGATAGGATTACGATACAGCCAAAAATAGATAAAGAAGGCAAGCACCCAGAAGGACATACCTTTGATGAGCCGCAATTAGAAATTTTAAAATCTCAAAAAATTAAATTGCAAAGACCTAAGACTTTTGTAGGCGGCGTTGATAAATATGTTGACAAAGGAAGGTAATAAAAAACCCTACTCTGGCAAGTAGGGCTTCATAAAGCTTGATTTCTCTACACTAACTATTATACCAAAAGGGGTATAGTTTGTATAGGGAAATTATCACTCCACTTAAAGATAAACCGTTTAGAAGGATAAAAGACCCTGCAAAAAGGGCAGTTTTTATCCTACACCTTTCCGATTTTTCTTACCGCAAAATTGGGACACTTTTGAAAATTCATAAAAATACTGTAACCGTGTGGGTTGCAGAAGGTTACCGCAAATATCCTGCCACAAAAAAGCCTAAATATTAGGACAATTTATATAGGGTGAATAGAAAATGAAAAATAAGGGGCTATACAGACTGAAAAGCCATTAGTGTAAACCGTTGCAACGGACACGCCCCACAAAAAACTATGAAACCAGTCAAGATTGAAGCGCACTTTAACCCAAATAGAAAGTGTGTATCAATTGACGGCGACGGTCAAGCAGAGATTAAGTTTACTACGGACGCAACGCAGTTGGCAAAGGTGCTTACTGCTTTTGCTAATTTTACAAGCACTGCGGTTGAAGTCAGTATAAAGAAATTGACAACAAATTTACAAAAAAATGGGAAAAAGAGGAAAAAACGAGTTATTAGGTAACGAAAAACTGCAAGTATGCAGGTGGTTAGCCACTGGGTATAGCGCAGAGAGAGTAGCACAACTTTGCGAAGAAGTGCTAGGCAAAACAGTTTCACGCCAAAATATACACCAAAACTATATGAGTAAACCCAGGTGGAAGGGAATTATAACCAGGCTAACTAGAGAAGCCGAACGAAAACTAGCCGACCACGTCTTAATGAAAAAACAAAATAGATTAAATATCTTACTAGAAGCGATCAACGAAGCCCTTAACTGGCGAATAGATAAAATACAGTACGATAGATTTGGCAGAGAACTTTGCAGGATAGAAAAAAGACACGTTGGCAATATTGCTTCACTTATCCGAGAAGCAAGAGCAGAAGCAGAGGGCGAAAAAGGAATAACCATTTATAACAGTAATACAAATAACAATGCAAACAGTAACGGTGAACTCAAAAAACACAGAGAAGAAGCAGGGCGTCTTTTACACGAGTACTTTGGCTAATTTCTCTAAGTTTTTCTTTGAGAAATTTGCACCTGCCATTGAGAAAGTGGAAGGGGAGTTTTTACCTTCTAGGCATTTAATAGAGTGGGCGCTACTTCTGCAAGCCTACGCAAAGACTTCTCTCAAGTCTGCACGTTTTCATTTAAAGACTACAATTGCCCTGGGCTATCTTGCCTGGAAGCTATACCGTATGGAGAAAAACTACAATGAGTGGCTTTTTATGGGCTACAAAGAAGACCTGGGCGCTTACCATTTGAAAAGATTAAGACGATACATAGCCGCTATGGATTGCTTTAACGGATACGTAAACCTTACCAATGCCGAAAGTATTATACATTACCTTTCACCAGAGGGTAAAGAATTTATTTGTGAGCCGACAGGTATATTCAGCTTTAAGCGTGGACGTCACCCAGACGGTATTATTGCTGATGATATTTTACGTGACCCACAAGTAAAGCTTGATATAGCACAGCTTGAAAAGATTACTAAGGTTTTTATGGAAGAAGTAGAGAGTATGCCTAAAGAGGAACTGCACCTATTTGGTACGGCGCAAGACGAAAACGATTTATTTAGTAGGGTAGCCGCTATGCCCTCTTACGAAGCAAGAGAATATCCTGCGACCCTGGACTGGAAGACGGCATTATGGACAGAGAAGTACCCAATAGCAGAATTAGAAAGACGAAGGCTAGACATAGGGGACAAGGCTTTTAATAAAGAGTTTCTTTGCCGACCTGTACGTGGTGAAGAAGGATTTTTAGATCCTAAGCAATTTAGTGTATTGATTAAGCCAAGACTTCATAACTATATTTTTACTGACCCTAAGATTACATTAAATGAATACAGCTACGGTGGGTTTGATATTGGAAAAAAAACTCACCCTTCACATTTAAGTATCTTTGGAGTGGACAGACATAAAAGACTTATACAAATTCACAGCAAATGGTTTGACGGTTGGAATTATGTAGACCAATTAGAATATCTAAAACAAGCGATAGAGTTTTTTAATATGGCGCGGCTCAAATACGATAACACCAGGGCAGAGTTTGAAGGCTTTTATGAAGCAGGCGATTTGCCTGGTGAAATGGACGGCGTAGCTTTCACAGCTAAAAACAAATATGCAATGGGGGCTGATTTCGACAAGGCGGTAACCAAAAAAAGCATTTTGTTTCTACCAGACCCCAGGCAAAAAAGGCAAATGCTTAACGTAGACAATGACTTGAGAGCCGTAGCCACAGCCGAAGGTCACGGCGACTGTTTTTTTAGTACGTGTCTAGCATTACAAGCATACAAGGAAGGACAGGGCAAATTGGTATGGGACTTAAATTAAAGGGGTGTAAATAATGAACTTAATTGACAAGGTGTTAGCCAAACTTGGCTACATAAGCAAAAAAGACTACAACTGGGGTCAGTTATTTCTTACTGCTAAACAAATGGGGCTTATTGGTGGTAGTAAAGTATTAACTCCATATTCACAAGTACCAAGTGTCTATAAAGCAGTTAAAGCAATTGCCGATAATGTACCCCAGGCAGAGTTAGTATTTAAAGACTGGGAAAGTGAAAAAGAAATTTACCCAAAGGATTTAATAAAGTTATTCGATAAACCTAACCCCTTGATGTCTGGCAATGATTTCATACAGGCAGTAGTGGGGTTTTATGCACTTTACGGTGAAACCTTTATCGTAAAGCAAGCTTCCGTAGGACAAGCAACAGGCAAGAATAAATTACCTGTCGAGTTGTGGACATTTAGCCCAACAAGGTTTAAAGAGGAAAAAGACAAAGACGGCAACCTAGTAGCCTGGCGCTATGGCAATACCAGGTTTGAACTTGACGAAGTAATACATATAAAAGATTTCAATCCTTATAACTTACTTAGAGGATTAGCGCCGATACAGCCTGCAAAAGACCTTATTGATATAGATTATCAAAGCTTGGTTTATAACAAGGCTTTCTTTGATAACAACGCAATACCGCCTTATTACCTAAGCACCGACAAACCATTGACCGATAAACAAAGGACGCAATTGCAAGAGTGGTACAACAAACATTATAAAGGTGCAAGCAAGGCTTTCAAAATGGCAGTGCTTGAAAGCGGCATTGAGCCTAAGACAGTTGGCAACTCTCACAAGGATATGGATTTTATAGAGCAAAAGAAATTCACCAGGGAAGAATTACTTGGGATATGGCGAGTACCAAAAGCATTATTCAATATTACCGACGATCTAAACTATGCAACTTTCGTAGGACAGATGAAGGTGTTTTGGCTTTACGGTATCGCACCTATTCTTAGGAAAATAGAAAGTGGGCTTAATTCTTACCTGATCGAGCCGTTTGACACAAAAATATATTGCGAATTTGATTATAGTAATGCCCCTGCTTTTCAAGAAGACTTTAAAGAAAAGGTACTTACAGCTAAGGAATTATTTGCAATGGGCTTTACTGGTAATGAGATAAACGAAAAACTGCAACTTGGTTTTGAAAATAAGCCCTGGCGTGATAAGTGGTGGATACCTTTCTCAATGCTACCAGCAGGTGAAGAAAAAGAATTGCCAAAAGAAGGCGACCCAGAAAAGTCTATCAAAGGTGTTATGGACGGTCTTATTTGGAAGAACTTTTTAAATAGGCATATACAGCTAGAAGGCAAATTTGCTAGCACTCTTAGCAAATATTTCTATGAGCAACGCAAAAGGGTATTGGATAACATAAGCAAAAAGGACGCACAACCGATAGTAGTTACTATTGACTGGGCTAAGGAAAACGACCAGTTAATTAAACAAGCTATGCCTTATGTACTGGCAGGGATAGAAGAAGGGGTAGTTTTTGCTAAGGACTTAACCGAAGTTGAAGTTGACCCAGAAGTAGTTAAGACAATAATTTCGTCTTACCTTACCGTGAAGCTAGAAGATATTAAAACAATTAACGAAACCGTGAAGCGTCATCTATCAGAAGCTATTGCCGAAGGTATGACCGCAGGTGAAAGCATAAGCCAGATAACAGACCGCGTGCGCGGCGTCTATAACGAAGCAGGCAATAGAGCCAGGACAATAGCAAGAACGGAAACCACAGGCGCATTGAACGGCGGCAACTTCCTGTATCTTGCCGAAGCAGGGGCAACTCACAAAAAATGGATTACCGCAGGTGATGAAGCAGTAAGAAGTACGCACAATAGTTTAAACGGTCAAGTGGTTAGGCTTACAGATAGGTTTAGTAATGGGTTAATGTTTCCTGGGGATAAAGGTGCGGCAAGCGAAGTTATAAATTGCCGTTGTACATTGGTAGCAGTATTTAGGAAAGAAAATGTTTGATACTTTACCACAAGAATTAAAGCAAAAGGTAGATAGTTTAAGGGGCGGCAGTCTAGCCAGTGGACACTTTAGAGATAAAAAAGTCAGCCGTAAAAGTTTTTACAACTTCAAACCCTGGGGGTCAGAAGAAGTGATTTACAAAGTAGGCGACGTACAAGTTAAGATTATCCGCATAAATGACGGTGAAGAACTTAGTTTACAATTTCATAAATACAAGTCAGAGGTAATTTGTCTGTTAGGCGGTGACGCGAAGTTTGTTTTAAGCGACATATACTTTGCTTTTGAGCCACACAAGTTTATTCATATACCGCCTAACGTTGTACATAGATTTATTGGGATTAGAAAAGCAGAGATATTAGAAGTCAGTATAGGTACTGATAGAGATATTGTAAGACTGCAAGATAAATACGGAAGACTAAAGGGGGTTGAAAATGGCAAAGAAGATTAGAGATTTAGGGAACGGTCAAGAGTTATACGGATATGACATTAAAGACGTGACCGTTAAGGATTTGGGCGAATACGAAATTGAAATAGTTGGTAGTACAGGTGCATTGGACAGGGACGGCGAAGTGCTAGACCCTTCTGGGTGGGATTTAAAGAACTACAGGAAAAACCCTGTTATCTTACCTGCCCACGATTATAGCGCGCCTGCAATTGGAAAGGGAAAGAAAGTTAAAATAGAAGACGGAAAGATGACTTTTCGTGTTGAGTTTCCGCAGGAAGGGGTAAACCCATTAGCAGATATATACCGCAAGTTATACAAAGGCGGTTTTATGAAAGCGTCTAGTGTGGGGTTTATACCTACGGATTGGAAGAACGGCGACGGCGACAAAGAGCCAAGACGAACCTACCTTAAACAAGAATTGTTAGAGTTAAGTCTTGTTAGTGTACCTAGTAACCCCACAGCGTTATCGTCAGCCAAAGGATTTAGCGAAGCAGTAAGCAAGGGTGTTTTAACTAATGACGAAGTGGAATTGTTAAAAACCGAATTAGCAAAGTGGGGTAAAAAAGATGATGACGGTGAAGAACAGCAAGGCGATAGTGAAAGCGCCGCAGGTAAAGAAGAAAAATCTTTTAAGTGTGAGTGTATCAAGTGTGGTTACAAAAAAACGTCAGAGAAACACTGCAAAGATATTAAATGCCCCAAGTGCGGCGGCACAATGAGAAGGGAAGAACGACCAGGACCAGGACAGGAAAGCTTTGTCACGGATACCGACAACGGCAAAAGGCTGGTAATTGTCCAGGAAAAAGGAAAAGAGTTTGAAGGGCAAGATATTTTGGTTATGGAAAGCAAAGGTGTAACTGCTTTCTATGATCCTAAAGAGCATAAAATTAACAGCTACCTTTTTGATGAAAGCAAAGGGTGGACGGTTGAGGACGCAAAGAAATTTATTACCGAACACCAAGCGTTTATGCAGAAAGTAGCCAGACCTACACCAGTTAAAATTACTAAATTTGACGTTTTGAAAAATATCAAAGACAACTGGGGTGGATTTAAAGAAGTAGTTTTTGAAGCAATAAAGGAATTACAAACCGAAGGATTTTATAACGACCTTCTTTTTGGGAAGGTGGGTCAAGAAGACTCTAAAGAGCCTACCCTGGAAAAGAGGGAAGTTGTTGACATAGTTAAGGAAACGTTAAAAGAACTCTAAGCAAGAGTTAAAAACTAGGAGTAAAAGTAAATGAAAGAGCAAATTAAAGAAGCCCTACAAGAAGGGCTGACAGGCTTTAAGGAAGAAGTTAAAGCCGAAGTAAAGACCACCGTTGAGGAAGTATCTAAGCAGGGTCTAGAGGAAGTCACCAAAAGAATTGACGCAATAGAGAGGCTTCCTATTTCTAGGCTAGGTGTAAATGTAAATTTTGCACCTTCTACTTACAAGGGCTACAAGCTTGAACACCAATTAGAGAAAGCTAGAAATTATGCGGCTAAAAATCCGAGGGAATTTCCTATTTTCAGCAACGACGAAAAAGCAAATGAATACGCAAAGTTTATGCTTGCGTTTATCAAGGCTAAGACACGTCAAGATATGGGCGCTTTGGCTGATCTAAAAGAGTTTTACCAGAAGACTAACCAGTTGCAGGAAGGTACGGCAGGTGAAGGTGGTTATTTAGTACCAGACGAGTACGCCTGGGAAATGGTAAAACTTGCACGTAACGCTACCTTTGCTTTGGGTGCTTGCTCTGTAATTCCTATGAACTCCGACCAGATGTATCTTCCTAGCGAAGCTACTTTGGCGGCAGTTGCTTGGACAGCAGAAGAAAGCGCTGCAACCGCAGGTGAGCCTACCTTTGGGCAGGTTAGCCTAACCGCTAAGAGATTAGACGGTTACGCAAGGGTTACTAATGAACTTCTTAATGATAGTGCAATTGATATAGTTGGTATCCTTACCGAGCAATTTGGTTACGCAGTAGCCGAGGAACTTGACAACCAGGTACTTAACGGTACTGGTGACCCTGTTTCTGGTGTACTTACTTCTGCCGCAGGTGCAGATGTTAAGTTTGCGTCTGGTAAAACTAACTTCTCCGAGATTACAGCCGACCACGTGTCAGAAGCCGTTTACAACTTAGAGCCTGGGTATCAAGCAGGTGCGCAGTTTATTCTTAACAGACTTGGTATGCACTATGTAAGAGTTTTGGCAGATAGCAACGGTAATAAGATTTTCGCACAACCAGGTGGAAGTGTACCAGGCACAATTTGGGAATATCCTTACTTTGTTTCGCACAAGATTACTAACACCAGTGCGGCTGAAACCGCTTTGGCTTGCGTTGGTAACTTTAAATATTTCTACATTGGAAGACGTCTAGGAGTTAGCTCTTTGGACGTTGATCCTTACACCAATTTTACGAAGTATGCAACGCAGTTTAGAATTGTAACACGTTGGGGATTAGCAGTAGGTAATGCAAATGCGTTTGCGCGCATTTTGACTGCCACTTCCTAGTCACCTTCTTTGAAAGATTAGGAAAACTGGGGAAGGGTTTGGTAGCCTTCCTTTCCCTTCCCTGGTTTTTAATAACATAGGGGGCTAAATGAGTGACGTAACGATTAGAAGAAAAGTAGTTTGCCCAGAGTGTAAGGGCAAGGGGAAAGTGGTTAAGGACGTAAAGCTAAAAATATGGAAAGCTTGTCCTAAGTGTAATGGCAAGACTTACGTTTTAGATATTCAGCATTTAACAGTATGAACGCTAAATTAGCAAAAGACGCCTTACTTGATGTTAAGTCTATCCTAGATAAAGAAGGGGTAAAGTTTTTTCTTGACTGGGGTACTTGCCTGGGTGCTTACCGAGATAAAAAGTTTATAGACTGGGACTATGATATTGACCTGGCTATTAAGACCGAATACTTTGTTGAGAACTATCAAAGGTTAAGGCAGTTGTTTTTGAATTTTGGCTTTGCGGTTGAAGAAATAGTCAAGCCTTTTGGCTATTGTTGGAAGTTTTATCTTAAAAGGGACGATATAAGCGTTGATATGCACAGCATACACCTTTTAGGTGATAAACGCTTTATATATGTAGGTAGGGGTAAAGATGTGACAGTGGTAATGAAGGCTAAGTATTTTGAGAAAGGGCAAGAGATAGATTTTCTAGGTGAGAAGTTTCTTATACCTTCACCAGTGAAAGAATATTTAACAGATGAATACGGCAAAGATTTTATGACTCCGAGAAAAGATATTGTTTCTTCACTTACTCGCAGGGAAGGGTTTTTCAAGGAAAACGGTTTGCATATACCAGAGGGGGAATTTAATTGTTAAGCAAATTTACAATTAAACAAGTGGATTACCAACTAATAAGTGAGTATGCCGATATAGTCAAGGAAGAAGGGGTTTTGCTTTGCGATTATGAAGACAGTTATTGGCTTGGCATTTTTGACGGAGATAAGCTAGTTGGTTTTGGTGGGATATTTTTTAAAGACGACGAAGCAAGATTTAAAAGCGACTGGATTAACCCAGATTATAGGGGGTCTTCTGCTTATCACGAACTTTGGGCAGAAAAATATAATATTTGCGATAAACGAAAGATTAAAGTTATTACTGCTTATGTAAATGATACAGCGTTGATAATGTTTGGAAGAAAAAAGTTTAAAGTTATTTTTAAAGATATTTTTTCTGGCTACACGATAGTTAAAAAGGAATATAAATGCAACTAAAACAAGGTATCGCTTTTGGGGTTTGGGATTTATTCCATATTGGGCATTTGCGTTGTCTAAAAAGGTGTATGGAAGACTGCGATTACTTAATTGTTGGGGTGCAAAGGGACAATATTATTGAAAGGGAAAAGGGACACAAGCCAATATTTAATGAGCTTGAACGTATGGAGATAGTAGGGTCTTTATATATGGTTAGTGGCGAAGTGTTTTTGTATGAAGACCAAGACTATTTTAAAGCTTATCAGCAATACCAGGCAGACGTGTTGTTTGTAGGTGAAGACCAAAATAATGGAAGGTTTACTGATTTAATTAGGAAGGTGCAAGAAAGTGGCGGTGAGGTTGTGAGAATACCCAGGTATCCTGGCATTTCTACAACCGAAATAAAAAGGAAGGTGAAGGAATTATGTTAAGAAGCGCAGTTTGGTTTTTAACTTTCAATTGTACTAATTGGTGTCCTTATTGTTGGCAACGACAAAGGCAAAAACGTGGTGAGTTTACGCCAGAGCCTTTTAAGGATTACAAGCTTTGGGTTGAAGCCTGGAATAGATTAAAACCAGGTGTATTAGACATAACTGGTGGTGAGCCTTTTATGCAACCTAACTTTGTTGATATGGTTAGCGAGTTAGAAGACGTAAGGGTAGCGATAACGACTAACTTGCGCCACGACATAACAGACTTCGTACAACGGATAAGACCCAGTAGGGTAGTTAGCATTACTGCAAGCTATCACCCAAGCAGTGATATGAGTAAAGATTTATTCCTGGGTAAATGTTTGCTTCTTAAAAACAGGGGCTTTGGGGTCACGGTTAATTTCGTAACTTACCCAGAGCAAATGTTTCTTGCGCCGATATTGGCACAAGAGTTTAAGCTTTTTCAATTAAGGTTTCACGTAGACCCTTACGCTGACACTGGGCTAGCCTTTAAATACACTGACAAAGAAAAATGGTTTTTAAGCCAGATTACAGGAAGCGATAGACAGAACTTCGTAGAAGAAGATAAGGAAAACAAGCCAGTTTTATGCAATGCAGGTCAAGTGCATATATCAGTACAGCCTAACGGTGACGCTTACCGTTGCATTAACGCAAAGATTAACGAAGACAAGGAAGGGATTATCGAACATAAAAAGCTTGGCAATATCTTAGACAAAGATTTTAAGTTACTAAAAGCAAAAGCCAGGTGCGATATAGCGAATATCTGCGCAGGGTGCGACAGAGATAAGGTAGATATGGAATTTCTAAAACAGGGGGTAACTGTAAATGGGTAATAGTTTATTTGAATGTCCTAAGTGCGGATTTAGTAAAGAAGCACAGGCAGGATTAAATAGGAGTTGTCCTACTTGTCAGGTGCTTATGGTTGAAAAACCACTGGTAGTCAAAGCGCCAGAAACGCCAAAGGTAGAAAATGAAGCGAAAAGTGAACCTGCTAAAACAAAGGTTAAAAAGAGTGTTAGCCCTAAGAAGAAAGCTAGGCGAGGAAAAAAAGATTAAAAAGTCTTTCTTGTGTAAGGTGGGTATTCACCAGTGGGTACTCACCGCGCACACTAAAAGCTTTAATTATTACAGGTGCTTAAAATGTCAAAAAACAGTAATACGGTAAAGCCTAAAATTTGTTGGGTCACACCAGATAAAGAAGTGTACGGTAATGCCCTGGGTTATGCAACCCATAACCGCAATATGATTAAATACAGCAAAAAGTATATGGATTTTGATTATGACGCCTTAGCCGCATTGACAATAACACCTGCCGACCATTTCGAGCCTGTCCCTGGTAAATTTAATATCCTATTTTCTATGTTTGAGTTTGTAGACCTGCCTAAGACCTATGTTGCTAACTTGCATAAGGCAGACGCAATTGTAGTGCCTTGTAGTTTTTGCAGGGATTTATTCAAGAAATATACCGACATACCAATTGAGGTTTGTTGGGAAGGGGTAGAGCCAGAGAAGTACCCTTTTTATCAACGGTCTTTTCCAAAAATAAAGCAAGGCGAAAAGTTTAGATTTTTATGGATAGGCGCACCAAACCCACGTAAAGGTTACCCATTGGTATTAGAAGCAATAAAGCTTTTTGAAAATGTACCAGAGGTAGAAATATATATTAAGACGACAACCGAAAAGACAAGTGTAAAAAAGTTTCTAAAAACTTTATGGCGTAGAAGACGCGAAATATTTAGAGGCAAAGAAGCGGAAAGAGAAAAAAAGGCTTTCTGGGGTACATTACGCAGATTACCCAGACCGTCTTTAGCAGGGAAGGTTAGGAAGTTTGGTAAATTAAAAAACATTATTTTTGATACACGATTTCTGCCCCACGAAGAATTACTTGATTTATATAATTCTGCACACTGTTTTATTTTGCCTAGTTTTGGTGAAGGGTGGGGTTTAACTTTGTGTGAAGCCCTGGCAACTGGCGCACCTTGCATAGCACCGAAGCATACAGGCACGGCAGACTTTTTTGATGAAGAAGTAGGTTTTACCATTAAGCACGAATTGATAGAACAGACATTAAAGAATTACGATTTGAAGACAAGGGGTTATGTCTGCGACACGCAGGATATGGTTAGCTTAATGTTAACTGTTATGAAGCATTACAACGAAGCCCTGCGACGTGGCAAAAGGGGAAGCGAAAGAATTAAAAATAAATTTACTTGGGATAAATCGGCAAAACGATTAACAGAATTAGTAGCGAGGTGGACAAATGTTAATAACCAGTAAAGACGTAAGGAACGTTTTAACAGAAGTAGATACTAACGACGACGAATTGCTTGCGTTGCTAATTGAGTATGCGCAGGGTATGGCAGACAGATATTGCAACAGGGTTTTTGAAAAAGCCAGTAGTGACGTCACTCGTTATTTTGACGGCGGCGGCGAAGATAGTCTTTTTGTACAGCGTTACCCTATTGTCAACATAACCAGTTTGTATGACGATCCCGACAGAGATTATACCGAAGATACCAAAATTAGCAGTGATGATTATATTATCTACAAGGAAGACGGCAAGGTAAGGCTAGATAATTCAGTCTTCAATGATAGTGAAAAGAACGTCAAGCTTGTTTACAATGGCGGCTATACTGCGGCAAACTTGCCTAAAGACTTAAAGTTAGCTTTGATATTTCTTACTACGTCTATTTACGTTGCGGCTAAGGGGTCTGTCAATGCAGTTGAGGGCGGCGAAGATAGGGTTAAACGTATGGAAGAAACGGCTTATAAGGTTTTGGATAAGTACAAAAGGCTTTTTGGTGATCTAGAGGAAGAATAAGAAATGAAAGTAGGTTTTAAAAAAGTAGACGTTGAAAGAATACATAAGAAATTAGAAAGGATAAACTTTTCTAAGCGACCAGAAGTTATGCGTAATGCTATGCACCAAGTAGGTGAAATAGTTAGACGTCAGTTAATATCAAATGTTTCTGGCAGGATATTAAAACGGCGTACTGGTAAATTGGCTCAAAGCATACAGTCTAAGGTTATGACAAATGGGTTAAGCGTTGAAACTGGTAGCGGCGTCAAAAGTGGCAGCCCTTTGCCATATTCAGATATACACGAAAAAGGCGGCACAATTAAACCCAAAAACGCAAAGTATCTAACAATACCTACTAGCTTTGCAATGACAAGGGCAGGCGCGGCTAAATTTACAGCGAAGGATTTATTTAACACGAACCCTGGGAAAGTGTTTATAGCCAAAGATATGATTTTTCTAAAAACTGGTAAGCAAAGTATCAAGCCAATGTTTATTTTAAAAAAAGAAGTAAATATACCTGCCAGGCGGTATTTATCAACTACTGCCGACCAGGTAAGGACAAGGGTAGTTAGGGTTATTAGCGGTGCATTGAAAAGGGAGTTAGAAAGAAATGTCTAAGCCTGCAACCATAATAGGCAACTTAAAAACACTATTGCAAGACAGTAGCGACCTAAGCTATGTAAGCAACAATAATATCCTTCTTGGCTACCGACAAGGTTTAGTTAGATACCCTATGATTATTTTAGAGCCGTCAGAAGATGTAGAAGAAGATATAACCCATAATAGACAACATATGACTTTTAGCATAGCGGTTATGGGATTTATCAAAGTTAGCGACAAAGACAAGCAAATTGTGGGTAGCGGCAGTATCAAAGGCGTACTTGATATGCTTAATGATGTTAAGAAAGCAATTAGCTCTGACAGGACAATTGACAGTAGCGCTATTTGGACACGGATATTAAAAACCGATTTTGATATAGAAGCGTACCCTGTCAGAAGCTTTACCATAAATATAGAAGTGGAGTATAGGCAAAACTCTACAACAAGAACATAGGGGGTAATTATGATAACACGGAAAAAGGTTGTAATTAAAAATGCAAGTGCAACCGTAACGAAGGAAAAAGGGGGTAAGGAAAATGGGTTACAGGACAAGGCAAAAAATACTTCTGGCAAAAGAAGAAAGCGAATACGGAAGTGACCCTACACCGACAGTAGGGGATAACGCAATTGACGCCGAAGAAATTAAAGTCAATTATCAGGGTGAAGTTTTGGAAAGGGGTTTGCAACGTGAAAGTTTATCACCTGTTAGGTCACTTGTGGGTCAAAGGTGGATAGAAGTTTCTTTTACCTGCGAATTGAAGGGTAGCGGAAGCGCAGGCACAGCGCCGGCAATAGGTGATTTGCTAGAAGCTTGCGGATTTAGTGAGAGTGTAGACGAAGGTAGTAGCGTTGTTTATGCGCCTGCAAGTGTAGGACATAAGTCAATTACTATTTACGTCTATGATGTACAAACTGCATCTTCTGGCAATTACAGGCTGCACAAGATTACTGGGGCAAGGGGTAATGTCAATATCGTAATGGAAGCAGGGCAGATAGCCAAGTTAGAGTTTACATTTCAAGGAAAGTACAACTTGCCGACTGATGAAAGCGATCCTGGTAATGCTTCGTACGAAAGTACAACGCCGCCAGTGGTAGATAATTCTACATTTACGATTAACTCATCTGACGCCATTATCGCCCAGGCACTTAACCTTGATATGGGTAATGAAGTGGTTAAGCGACCAGATATTACCAGTAGCGGTGGAATTGCAGGGTTTGAAATTGTAGCACGTAAACCCAATGGTGCGTTTAACCCAGAAGCATTATTGGTAGCAACTTATGATTTTTGGTCTGACTGGACAGCCGCAACCGAAAGGGCTTTAAGCATTTTGATAGGTAGTGCCGCAGGCAACAAGGCGACTATTGCCGCACCTAAGATTACTTTAGACAACATTGCAGAAGGCGATAGGGACGGTATCAGAATTGAAGATATACCGTATAGGTGCGGTCTAAGTAGCGGCGATGACGAAGTGACAATTACGTTTGAGTAAAGGGGGGCTGAGTACCCTTTTTTATTAAACTTGCAACTGGGGCAGGTCAGAGGGACTTGCCCCTACATTAAAGGAAAATATGAAGGTGAGGGAAAACAAGCTAACACAAATTAAAAAAATAAATTGTATGAGGATAGGACTTGCTCACTCTCACCTTCACCTTAAAAGGAAGTGGCAGAAATGAGTTTAATAGGCATTGACAAAGACGAAGTAATTGAGTTTGTAAGTACAAGTGATAAGACCGAGCCTAAGACAGTGTTTGTTATTAAGGCAATTGATAACAGGGCAAAAATGAATATCTTTAGCAAGGTAATTAAAGAAGACGGCGGCATTGATGTACACGGCTTGCAAAGCCAAAGTTACGATATTTTGAAAATGGGGTTAAAAGAAGTCAAAAACCTTACTATTAAAGGCAAAGCAAAAGACTACGCAACGATAAACGACGAAATTATTAACGCCTTACCTATGATAGTGCTAATTGAAGTTGCTAGTAAGGTTATTGAGTTTAACTTTCTAAGCGACGCAGAAAGAAAAAACTAACATTGGCAGTTTGGGTCAATTTTTACGACGTAAACTGCCACAAGTGTAATGGTCAATTGAAAAAAGTTAGGGACTGCGAAGGTCAAGGTGAAGCAAGAGAGATTAGAGGGATTGGCTTAGTCAAGGGTTGTCCAGTAAAGGCGCTTACTAGGTCAACTAAGCTTTACCTTGAAGCATACAAGCATTTTAGAAGTGGACACTTGCCTTATTGTGGGGGTTGGCTTAATCAACCTATAAAAGTAACGGAAGCGATATTCTGGATTGAAGCAGAGGTAAGACGCTTAACGGAAGAAAAACAAAAAAGGAAAAAATAAATGCCTAACGAACATTTAAGAATTATAACGTCCCTGGAAGATAAAATCAGTAAGCCTTTAGGGTCTATGCAAGCACGGTTTAAGTCAATGAGCCAAAACATTGGCAAGAACTGGGCTAATATTCATTTTGCAATTATGGACACTACAAGGGCGGTTAAAGGTCTTGCTAAAATTATGCACACCTTTGGTATCGAAGCTTCCGATAAGGCAGAGCAATTGCGGATACGGTTAGAGGCTTTGTTGGGAAGTGTAGAAGAAGGCAACAAGGTCTTTGAAGATATGACCGAGTTAGCAGGTAGAGTACCAAAGACCTACGAAGAAATTATGGAAGCCGCAACTATGTTGGGCGGTGTTGTTAAAAATGGAGCAAAAGAAATAGAAGGCTTAATGCCTATTATAGTTGATTTGTCTGCGGCTACTGGTATCAGCGTTAGGGATACCGCAAGCCAAATGATACGTATGTACAGTGCAGGCGCGGCGGCGGCTGATATGTTTAGGGAAAGGGGCGTACTTGCAATGCTTGGATTTAAAGCAGGTGTAAGTAAGACCTCAGGCGAAACTATGCAACAGGTTATAAAAGCCTGGAGTGACAGCGACAGTAAGTTTAGAGGTGCTTCCGAGAAACTTGCAAGTACCTGGTCTGGTTTAATGTCAATGGTTAGTGATCGTTGGTTTCAATTCAGGGACAGGATAGGCAAAGCAGGTTTCTTTGATTTTATGAAGAAAGAAGTAGATAGTCTTTTAAAGACCCTGGATAGATTAGAAGCCGAAGGAAAATTGCAGAAGTTAGTAGATGATATTTCTAACGGTATGATTAAAATTATCCAGTTTATAAAAACGCTTATTAAGGGTGCGGCTATGGTAGTTGCAGGGTGGCGTATGCTCTTTGAATTTATAAAATACGGCTTCGCTAACCTTTCTGCTTTTGTCTATGGGGCTTGGGAAAATATCATTGGTACTTTCATAGACGCCATAGATAGGATAGTAAACGTTACGTCCCATATACCATTGATAGGTGAAGAAATAGCCGAGAAGTGGGAAGGGGTCAGGGAAAAACTAGAAGGTGCTAGAGAAAGTAGCGAAGGTATGGCTACTGCTTTTGGTGAAATGGGTACAGAAGCCGAAGATAACATAACGCAAATTAACGAAGGCTTAGACACTTTCAAAGAAATACTTGGCGGTGGGGTGCAACCTGCCCTAAATATGGTTAATGAAAGCCTGGAAGAACAGAAGACGTCTATTGAAGAACTTAGCGAATTATACGCAACTATGGGTGAGAGTATCGGCGAGCAGTGGGAAGAATACGCTGATAGTCAAATGGAACGTATAGAAGCAATGCGTGAGCAATGGGCTATGTATCAAGATGAAAAAATGGCTAAGGCTATGGAGAATATGCAAACAGAAATGGAATATCACAGGGTTTACGCTGATACAATGAAAAAAGCAAATGAGAGTATTTGGATACCTTTACAAAAAGCAAAGGACACTTTTGCAAAAGGTATGTCTACTCTTTTTATGGATTTGATAAACGGTACTGCAAACGTGGGCGACGCGTTTAAAAAACTTGGTATGCAAATGGTACAAATTTTAATTGACTGGTTGGTACAGAAAGCTATCAATGCCGCTTTTGGTGAAGCTATGGCGGCGGCGGCAGTAGGAGTAGCTTCTGCGACTGGCGCGGCTATTGCGTCTGCCTATGCTTCTGCGGCGGCAATGGTTTCTTTGGCTAATATGGGTGGTAAAGCCCCCCCTGCTATGGCAGGCTTATTTCCAACTACTTCTTTGGCTCATTTCTTATTAGTTCCGCAAATGTGCGACACGG